TAAAAAAGGATTCTTGCCTGAGATGATGCAAAAAATGTATGATGATAGAGTTAGATACAAAAAGGCAATGTTAGAGGCAAAACAAAATCTTGTTAACACAAAAGATAAAAAGTATGAGAAACAAATTTCTACGTTTAATAATATACAAATGGCAAAAAAGATTGCACTTAACTCAGCATATGGTGCTATTGGAAACAATTGGTTTAGATATTATTCACACACAATGGCAGAAGCGATTACTACGTCTGGTCAATTATCTATTCGTTGGATTGAAAAAAAGATAAACAGTTATATGAATGGATTACTAAAAACTAAAGATAAAGATTATGTTATTGCATCCGACACTGACTCTGTTTATATTACATTTGATGAACTAATTAAAAAACTTAATCCAAAATATCCTATTGACTTCCTTGATACAATTGCAAAAGAAAAGGTTGAACCTTTCATTGATCAATCATATCAAGAACTTGCAAACTATCTACATGCATATGAACAAAAGATGCAAATGAAAAGAGAAGTGATTGCAGATAAAGGTATTTGGACTGCAAAGAAAAGATATATTTTAAACGCATACGATATTGAGGGTGTTAGATATAAAGAACCAACATTAAAGATTATGGGTATCGAAGCAGTGAAGTCATCAACACCTGCACCATGTCGTGAAAAAATTAAAGAGGCTTTGAAGATTATGATGTCTGGTGATGAAAAAGAACTAAATAAATTTATACAAAATTTTCGTGAAGAGTTTCTTACACTTCCACCAGAAGACATTGCATATCCAAGAAGTGTAAATGGTTTGAACAAATGGTCTGAGACACATACATTATTTAAGAAAGGTGCTCCGATACATGTCAAAGGTGGAATATTATATAATCATTTAGTAAAGAAAAATAAACTTACAAGATACTATCCTTTAATACAAGAAGGCGACAAGATAAAGTTTTTATATTTAAAACTTCCTAACATTTATCAATCATCATCTATATCATTTATTACAACACTTCCAAAACAACTTGACTTTAAAGTTGATTATGAATTACAGTTTGAAAAGTCATTTATTGAACCACTTAATTTTATTATTGAAAAGATTGGATGGTTTGTTGATAGAACTTATGGAACACAAGGAACACTAGAAGATTTTTTTGCATGATACACAAATTACTAGAAACAATAATAACAAAGGAGTCACAAAATGAAACTGAAGTTGCTATTCTCTTATCTGGCGGCGTTGACAGTAACACTTGCTTATTTACTTCTAACCGTCTCGGTTTAAAAGTACATGGATATTCTTTTCATATAAAAGATAATCCTACTTACGACTCACTAAAAGCACAAGAGGTGTGTGAGAAGTTTGGATTTAATTTTACAAGTATTGAGGTGCCAACTGAAAATTTAGTCGAGGACTTTAAAACGTTGGCACACAAATACAGTTGTAAAAAGAAAGTTCAGTTTGAATGCACTTGGCCGTTCATGTACATGTATCCTAAGATAAAAGAGAAAGTTATTATATCTGGTGTTGCCGCAGACGGACATTATGGTCTAAGTAAAAAAGCAATGATACATTTCAAACACACAAAACAAAAGTTTGATAAGTTTAGAACAGATTATTTTTCATCTGATAATCCAGCAGGTGTCAGACAACTTGAAATGTTAAGTAAAGAATATAATAAAATACTGATTGCACCTTATTTAAACAAAGATGTATTTAATTATTTTATACAGTTTGATTGGGATCAGATTAATAAACCATACGAAAAACATTTAATCAGACAACATTTTCATGAGTTTAATGAACTTAAACTTAAAAAACATCTTAATTTACAACTTGTGGCAGAAATACCAACTATATTTGAGAATCTTCTTGACAATAAAGAGATAAACATATATGATAGGAAAAGAATTATGGATGTGTGTCGTGACTGGTCAAAAATAGTTGATAGTAAAGGCACTTTGGAAAACTTTATATGAAATACAAACCTTACTTAATGAAAGACGTATTAGACGGAGAGGCACAAGAAAAGTTTCGTGTTATATCCACTTTCGCAGGTGGTGGTGGAAGTTCTACAGGTTATCGTCTTGCAGGTGGAAAAATACTTGCAATAAATGAGTTTGTTGAAGAAGCAAGAAATACTTACAGAGATAATTATCCAAACACACCTATTCTTGATGGTGATATCAAAGAACTAGAGGGAAAAGATTTTTTAGAGATTGCAAATATAAAAGAAGGTGAACTTGAATTATTAGACGGATCGCCTCCATGTTCAGCATTTAGTATGTGTGGAACATTGGCAAGAGAGGGAACAGTTCATAGTGACGGATTTGGTAAAACTAAATCTTACTCAGACGGAAAGATAGTTACGAATATTGAAGACTTATTCTTTGAGTTTTTAAGAGTCGCAGATAAGATTAGACCAAAGACTATCATCGCAGAGAATGTTGAAGGTCTTACAGTTGGAGAAGCAAAACAATATTTTAATAAAATACAAAATACATTTGAGGATATTGGATATCAAGTAGTTGCAAAAGTACATGATTGTTCACAGTTTGGAGTTCCACAAAGAAGACGAAGAGTTTTCTTTATGGCAGTTAGAGATGACATTATGGATCAAGTTGGTTTGAATTTTATGACTCTATCATCAATATTTCCAAAAGAAAATAAAACAATTACTACTTTACAAGGTGCATTTGATGATTTAGATTATGATCAAGATGAAGTTGAAATGTTAACAAGAATGTGGAAAGAGACAGCATACTATAAACAAACTTGTGTTCTTATGCCACGCAACCCAGACAAAGTAATCACAGGCACAGACTATCATCCAAAAGGTTGGCATTTTAATTTAAAGATTGCATCAGAGTTTCATCCGTCACCTACTATCACTGCCATGGGTGCAACTGAAAAAACTGCTGGAGTTTGTCATTGGGAAGAAGACAGAAAGTTTACATTAGGTGAATTGAAAAGAGTAACATCACTACCAGACGATTTTATACTGACAGGTAAGTGGGCTCAGAGATCAGAGAGATGTGGAAGAATGGTGCCATCACTAATGATGAAAGCACTGGCAAGTTCCATGTATGATAATGTTTTAAGGAATATATAATGAACGATTTTACATTTGCACATAGAGAAGAAGGATTTGATAATCACATTGACAAATCCATTAGAGGTTATAAAGAATTATTGAATGATGTTGTATCATTTTCTAGATATTTTGTAGAAGAAAAAACACATGTTCTAGATATTGGATGTTCAACTGGCAAACTAACAAAAGAAATATTTTTAGAAAATCATGAACATAAGAATCGTGTCACATACGAAGGTGTTGAATACGCAAAAGGTTTTCAAGAAGACCTTCATAAAAGGTCTGATGAATTATGGGAAATGGTTGAGGAAAGTAAAAATAGATCATTTATTAATTTTAGTGAAAAGGATATAAGAGAATATTCGTTAGGTTATAATAAATATTCTTATATTACATCAATATTTACTTTACAGTTCATGCCTAAAACAGACAGAGAAAAATTGATACGAGATATTCATACAAGTTTAATACCTGGTGGCGCATTTGTCTTTGCAGAAAAAGTTTATTCTCAGAATGCACATATCCAAGACATGTTAACATTTATGTACTACGATTACAAAAGAAAACATTTTGAAGATAAAGACATTTTAGATAAAGAAAACACACTACGACACATGTTGAAACCAAATACTTGGCCCGAAATAAACGAATTCTTGACAAAGGCAGGTTTTAAAGATATACAAGTATTTTGGCGTAATCATAATTTTTTAGGAGCAATAGTAATTAAATGAGTACAGCAGTATTTTTGATTGGATACTTATGTCTAGGTCTACCAGGCGATGTGGAGTGTAAAAACATAGCGTCAAAATTTTTATACATTGGAATGCAAGACTGTATGATTGCAAAAGAAGAGATATACACAGAATTAAAAGATTTAACTGGGTTACAACTTCAATGCATACCATCAGACTTGATAGAAAACTATGTAGAATATAGACCAGAGGTAATAAGTCCAGCAACTACAATAAAAAAATAGGAGTAATTATGGGTACAGATGCAAATGATTTTCTAAAAGAAATCATAAAAACAACTGGCAATGAATATGCTAATCTAGTAGAAGACGGAGTCGAATCAGGTGATGTTGAAAACTTTATCGACACAGGTTCTTATATTTTAAATGGAATGTTAAGTGGTTCACTCTATGGTGGACTTCCACAGAATAAAATAACAGCACTTGCAGGTGAATCTGCAACAGGTAAAACATTTTTTCTTATGGGAATGTGTAAACACTTTTTAGATGCAAACCCAGATGGTGGTGTTGTTTACTTTGAGTCAGAATCAGCAGTAACTAAAAAAATGATCGTTGATAGAGGTATTGATGCATCAAGAATGGTAGTCTTACCTGTTTCAACTGTGCAAGAGTTTAGAACACAGGCAATAAAAGTTCTTGATAGATACATGCAACAAGACGTTGATATTAGAAGACCAATGTTTATGTGTCTTGATTCTCTAGGTATGTTATCTACAACTAAAGAAGTTGAAGATACAGCAGAGGGAAAAGAAACAAGAGATATGACAAGAGCTCAAGTTCTAAAGGCTGCATTTAGAATACTTACACTTAAATTAGGAAAAGCAAAAGTTCCTATGGTCGTCACTAATCATACTTATGATGTTGTTGGATCATATATTCCAATGAAAGAAATGGGTGGTGGTAGTGGACTTAAATATGCCGCAAGTAGTATTGTTTATCTAAGTAAGAAAAAAGAAAAAGACGGAACTGAAGTTATTGGTAATATTATCAAAGCAAAAAATCAAAAGTCTAGACTAACAAAAGAAAACTCAGATTGTGAAGTTAGATTAACATACAATAAAGGACTTGACAAATATTATGGATTACTTCAACTTGCTGAAAAATATGATATATTTAAAAAAGTATCTACGAAGTTTGAATTACCAGATGGTCGAAAAGTATTTGGTAAAACTATAAATGATGATCCACAGTCATACTTCACAGATGAAGTTATGGAAAAACTAGAAGAAGCGGCAATGAAAGAATACTCATATGGAGGCAACAATGAGTGAAATGAAACAAGGTGATTTAGTATCTGTTTTAACACCACATGGTGAATTTGTTGGAAGACTAGAAAAAAATGATGATACAGGCGTACATCTAAGTAATCCAAAAATGATGGTTAGCACTAAAGAAGGAAACATGGGTTTTGCAAGAGGTGTTTGTATGACAGGTGAGGAAAATCCTAAATCAATAATTTTTAGAAGTGGTGGTATTATATTAGTCACACCATCAAATCAAAATATAAACAAAGCATATACTGAAGTTGTAAGTGGATTAGTCACTTGACAAAAAAGAAATTCAGTTATATCGAATCAGCAAACTACCCAGATCAAACTTGCATAGGGATCAACGAGGGAGAGTTTGCTGGTGTAATTTATAAATATGGTAAAGTCACACCAATAGAAAAAGATGATAAATTGACAATGCAATTTGAATATGATATTATAGAAAACAATGCAATACCTAGAGAAAAGTTTGGCGATAATTTTTTTAATTTAATAGGTGATATACTAATGGATATACTTGATGAAAAATATAACACTAACGATACTAGAAAACTTAGTAGCAAATGAAGAATATGCTAGAAAAGTTTTACCATTTTTAAAAGAAGAATACTTTCAAGATAGAAATCAAAGAATCGTATTCAAAGAGATAAGTTCTTTTGCGTTAAAGTATTCAAAACTTCCAACAAAAACATCTTTGGAAGTTGAACTTGATAACCGAAAAGATTTAACTGAACAACAATATAAAGACATAACAAATATTGTTAGCAACTTTACAGATGATGCAGTTGATATAGAGTGGTTAACTGATACTACCGAAACATTCTGTAAAGATAGGGCAATCTATAATGCCGTCGTGGACGGAATCTCTATTATTGAAGGTAGAGATTCCACACGTAAACCTGATGCACTTCCAAGTCTTTTGACAGATGCATTATCTGTTTCTTTTGATAATAGAGTTGGTCATGATTATATAGAGGATGCATCAGATAGATTTGAATACTTACATCGTAAAGAAGC